CCGTTGCTGGTGGCGCTGCTGGTAATAGCACTGGTGCTGGTCAAGGAAGTAGCGCAGGTACCGCAGGTGGAGCAAATACGGGTAACGGTGGCGGTGGTGCAAAAAGCAGCAGTAATGGTGGAAATCTTGCTTGGGCTGGCGGTTCTGGTGTAGTTATTCTTAGAGCTTTACAAGCAGCAGCATCTACAACTGGCTCTCCAATAGCAACAACATCAGGTGCTTATTACATTTATAAATTTACAGCTAATGGGAGTATAACCTTCTAATGACATCTAACTTCTCAAAGAAAAATACTTTTATATATCCATCAGGAACTACTGCAGATCGCCCATCTGCTGTAAACAATGGATTTATTTATTTTAATACAACAGTGGGCGCATTGCAGATTTATCAGAATGGTTCTTGGTATGTATTAACTAATATAAATGCTCCAGGTGTACCAACTTCTGTTGTTGCAACAAATCAAGGAAGTGGGCGGGCATATAATAATGGACAAGCATCTATTGCATTTACTCCAGCTACAGAAACATTTGGTTTTCCCTCATTATATACAGTAACTCCAACACCTACTACATCTCCCGCCACATTTACAGGAACATCAACTCCAGTTACAGTTACTGGATTATCATCATCTCAATCTTATACATATACAGTTTCTGCTACAAATAATACAGGATCATCTTCTGCAAGTTCTGCCTCATCAGGTGTTACTGCAACGACAGTTCCACAGGCACCTACAATTGGCGCAGTTGCTTCAGGAAATGCAACTGCAACTGTAGCATATACAGCAGGCGCAACAGGCGGTTCTTCTGTTACAGTATATACAGCAACCTCAAGCCCAGGTGGACTTACTGGAACTGGCACAAGCCCAATTACAGTTTCAGGTTTAACAAATGGAACTGCTTATACTTTTACAGTTACCGCAACAAATGCAAATGGAACTTCTGCAGCAAGCGCTGCAAGTAGTTCTGTTACACCATCTGACGTACTTACTGTTGACTACCTAGTTGTTGCTGGTGCTGGTGGTAGCGGTTGCGGTCAGGGTAATAATCGTGCAGGCGGCGGCGGCGGGGCTGGCGGTTTTAGAACAGCATCCGAAGTGGGACTTGCATACAACACCTCTTTTGCGGTAATAGTTGGTGCTGGAGGTGCTGGAACTCCATCATCACCTTCAACTCCAAAAGCTAGCAACGGTTCTAATTCTACAATAAATTCTTTTAGTTCATCTGGAGGTGGCGGTGGTTCAAGTGGTGGCTTTTTAGCTCCTGGCCCAACTGGCGCTAATGGTGGATCGGGCGGCGGTGGCGGTGGTCAGGAATCACCCAATAATGCAACCGCAAGTTCTGGAAACATTGGAGGATATACACCAGTAGAAGGTTACGGTGGAGGTGGAACTAATGGATCTACATATATAAATAGTCAACACGGAGGTTCTGGTGGTGGTTCAAGCGGGGCTGGTTCTACTGGAATTGGTGGTGACCCTAACCCACCTGCTGGCGGTGCTGGAACTTCTAACTCATATTCAGGTAGCTCAGTTACATATGCAACAGGAGGTAATGGTGGTAGAGGTAACGTAACCGCAGCTGCTGTTGCTGGTACTGTAAATACAGGAAACGGGGCACAAGGTGCTGGAGGTACTGGTGGAGATGCAGGAGCTGCTGGAGGTTCAGGAATTGTTGTATTAAGATATGCAAGTGCAACACAAAAAGCATCTGGTGGAAATACTATTGTAAATTCTGGTGGATATTGGATTCATACATTTACATCTAATGGAACATTTAATACAACCGAAGCCTCTCTTGCTAAAGCAAATGGTGGTACAGTAACAACCGATGGAACATATTGGTATCATACATTTACGGGCTCAGGAACGTTTATTACAAATCAATCATTAGCTGCTGAATATTTAGTAGTTGCAGGTGGTGGTGGTGGTGGTTCTTACATGGGCGCAGGTGGCGCAGGTGGATTAGTTTATTCTTCTCAATCTTTGTCAGCAGCTTCTTACGCCGTTACAGTAGGTTCTGGAGGTGTAAAAAGCTTTAATGGCAGAGGTTCTGTTGGTAGCAATTCAACATTTAATTCAAGCACAGCAACTGGCGGTGGCGGTGGAGGCGGTCTAGGTGCAGGAGTTCAAATTGGTGGCGCTGGCGGAAGCGGAGGCGGTGGCGGAGGTTATTCTGGCGGTGCTGGCACAGGCGGTGCTGCAAGTCCTGCTGGCCAAGGTAACGCTGGCGGAAATGGCGCCACAGATCAAGTTTCTTATATGAATGGTGGCGGTGGTGGTGGCGCAGGGGCTGCAGGAGGTGCTGGAACTGGAGGTACTCCTGGTAATGGTGGTAATGGTTCATCAACTTATTCATCTTGGGGCGCAGCAACATCAACTGGTGAAAATGTAAGTGGCACTCGTTATTACGCAGGTGGTGGTGGCGGTGGTTCAGATATAGGCGGGAATAGAGGTACTGGTGGTTATGGTGGAGGTGCTAGAGGTTCCAGTCAAACTGACACTAATAGTAATAATCCAAGTCCAAATGGAACAGCAAATACTGGCGGAGGCGGCGGAGGCGGATACGCAAGCTCTTCTTCATCAGGCGGCTCAGGAATAGTAATTATAAGATATCCAGTATAAATACTTAGATACATTAATAATCTAAGTATTTACATTACTTAATAAAAATAGTAGAATAGGTACTATGAATCTAGTACAAAGATCAATATCTAATGGGGGAAAACTAGTTCCTCTTATTATTCCCGCCGAAGAAACGGGCGGGACAGGATTAATGAACCCCTCTATCTTTATAGATGATGATGGAGATATCCTATGTATATTAAGACACATAAACTATACTTTATATCACTCCGAAAATGATCAAAGATTTCCTAGCGTATGGGGACCATTAGCATATTTACATCCAGAAGAAGATCAAAGATTAGTAACAGATAACTACCTTTGCCGACTTGATGAAGATTTAAATATAATTAACTGGACATTGATTGATACTACTAAATTAGACGTTACCCCAATATGGACATTTGTTGGATTAGAAGATGCTAGACTTGTTAAATGGGACGGCAAATATTATGCCACAGGAGTTCGCAGAGATACAACAACCAACGGAGTTGGTCGTATGGAATTATCAGAATTAAAGATTGATAAGATTAAATGGACGGCCAAAGAAATATCACGAATTAGAATACCAGCTCCAATAGATGAAAATTCATACTGTGAAAAGAATTGGATGCCCATTCTTGATAAGCCATTTCATTATATTAAATGGACATCTCCAACTGAGCTTGTAAAAACTTTTCCTAAGCTGCCTGCTCGTTGTGAACAAATAAGTCTTAAGCAGGGCGTAGAGCCTGATACAGAACAACGTGGTGGATCTCAGTTAATTAAATGGGGCAAACACTATATTGCCATTTCGCACGAAGTTGTTTTATTCAAAAATTATATGGAGCAAAAGAACGGAACCTATCGACACCGCATATGTGTATGGGATGAAGACTTTGTTTTAGTAGGAGTATCTCCTGAAAATTGGGCTTTTTTAGATGGACAAATTGAGTTTTGTGCAGGAGCTGCAGAACATGAAGGAAATCTATTAGTTAGTTTTGGATTCCAAGATAACGCTGCTTTTGTTTTAAAAGTACCTGGTGAAGTTATTAACACAATGATTGAGGAGGCTTTAAATGTTTAAGTCAATAAATGATTTAGTTGTTGATCTTTCTAAAGACCCCTTCAATCCTATTTTAAGCTTTAATATTGCAATGGAATATGAAAAGGCTGGACAAACAGCTTCTGCCGTTTCTTTCTATCTTCGTGCAGCAGAATATGGATATAACTCTCATCCAGAATATGTATACACATCTCTTTTAAAATCTGCTCAATGTTTTGAAAATCAAAAAAATCGTGAAAGCACAGTACATAATTTATTCTTAAAAGCCGTTGCATATATCCCAACAAGACCAGAGGCATGGTTTCTTTTAGCAAGATATTGTGAAAGAGCAAAGCGCTGGCAAGAGGCATATACATTTGCCGAGACAGGACTAATGCACACAAAAAATAAAGTATCTGCTTTGCCTACCTGGGTAGATTATCCAGGAGAGTATTCTTTAATGTTTGAAAAGGCTGTTGCTGGTTGGTGGGTCGGCAGAAAAGATGAGTCTTACGATTTGTTCCAAGAAATCCTTAAAAAAGATATAACGCATGGATACAGAATAGCAATTATCGGCAATCTTAAATTATTTGAAACA